AAACCATTGCCGCCCAGTTCTTCAAACGTCTTCAAGAAATCTTGGATGCAGAAGGTGTTGAATATGATAACAAGGTCCTGGTAGAACTTGTTAACAAGCATTTTCCTGACTGGCGTCGTGTTCTCAATGAGATTCAGCGATATTCGGTTAGTGGAAAGATTGATTCTGGCATTCTTGCCACGTTCTCTGATGTTGCTGTAAATGAACTTGTTAAAAACCTTAAGGAGAAGAATTTCGCTGAAGTACGTAAGTGGATCGTCTCTAATCTGGACAATGATACTACTGTACTTCTTAGGCGTATTTACGATGCTTGTTATGCATCCCTTACCAACGCTACTATTCCTGCTGCTGTGCTCATTATTGCTAAGTATCAGTATCAGGCTGCCTTCGTTGCTGATCAAGAAATAAATATGCTTGCTTGTCTAACTGAAATTATGGTGGAGTGTGAATTCAAATGATTGATGTAAAACTGATTCGTATCGTAACTGGTGAAGAAATCATCGCAGAGGTTCTCTCTGAAACTGATGATACTATCACTGTTCAAAATGGTCTCGTAGTTCTTCCTAACGCACAGGGTGTTGGATTTGCTCCTTGGGCAACTGTCATCAGTAAAGATGAACCAGAGATCACTATGAAGAAAACATTCGTTGTGTATATTGCAGCAGTTCAAGACGATGTTGCTCAAAAATATAATGAGATGTTTGGTAGTAAATTAGTTACACCGTCCCCTAAAAAGTTGATCGTATGAAACAAAAAATACGGGCACAAGTAAAGTCTAGGTTCTATTATATCTTCTGGGGTATTGCTACTATCGCTGTTGTAGCAGGTCAGTTGTATGTGGGAACTGGATATCGCATTCTCCATGGTGATATGCGAGAACTACTAAACAAAGTTGATGGAGTCCTTCTTCATAAAGATGATACTCCCTACGGAGATATGTTATGAGTCTTCTTAAAATTGA